CCACCAACACTAATAATTTTAAGCCAGTCATTGTCCTGAGTTGAGAGCTGTTTGATTGTAAAATTTCTTTGTCCTCCTGTGTGGTCTAAGTAAAAATATCCTCCTGCTGAAGCACTAACACCTGTACCTGTATAAGTAACTGTATTATCACTACCATCTATATCCATGTAATTCGTAGCTCCGTCAATATTTATATTTGCAACAACAGTGTTATTAGAGCCTTGAATAATCCAATCTAAGTCCAAAGTAGCAGCTAAAGCTGATGTGCCTTGGTTTAATGTAAAGGTATTTCCAGCACCTGTAACAGCAACATTTTGATTGGAGCTATCAGCTCCGTAAGTGTTAGTTGGGTCTACTTGGATTGTGAATGTATTAGTAGAGCCTGTGAAGTTATAAATACCAGTAAAACTATCTGCCCATATATCACCAAGGAATTTATTAGTTGCACCAATCATATTAATGTCAAGTGTCATACCTGTTCCATCTAGATCAAAAGCTGTAAGACTTCCTGCTGAAGAGCTAAGTCCACCTATTATGTTTGATATACCAAGTTGTTCTAAATCTATATTTGCACCAGTACCTGACTGATCTACATATATTTCGTTATCAGCCGATTGAAGTGATACAGTCATCATCAATACAATCAGACTCTTTAATTTTAATTTGTTCATGTTTCCAAAAACTCCTGTCGTATCCGACATTTATTAATTCTAATACAGCACTTTCAATAGCTTTCATGAGTGCTAGTGTTGTTGATTCATTACGAGAATTACCTAACTCAATTTCTACAAGCTGTGTTCCCATTTCTATAAATCTAAATATATCTTCTGATTTACCATAACTAAATATAGTTTTTTCAGTCATTACTTCTATCAGTATTTCACCTGTGGCTACTGACACCATGCGTAAGGTTACTGCTACGCTATCTTCTCTATATTGAATACTAGAACCAATACCTAAGTATCTAGCTCCTATACCCCCTGTAGCAAGATTGCTTTCATAAGAAATTACAGCACCTTCGATTAAAACACCAGCAAACAAAAGAGGTGATAATTTTTTCTTTTTTTCTTCATCACTAGCAAATGCTTCTCTTGCTGATCTAATTAATTGTCTTTCTTTTACTAAATTATCTAAACCTACTCTTTCTACTACTCTAAAGAATTGACCATTTCCTGCATGTTTTAAAGCTCTTATTAATAATGAACTAGGTTGTTGAGTTATGGCTGTACTAAACAAAGCAAACTCTGAGTTACTTTTTCTTTGTCCTGTTTGATCTGTAAATGATAAAGGATAAATTGCTACTACAGGTCTAACAGTAGGTGTTATAACATTAAATAATTCTTTTGATTGTAATTCAGATACTTTAACAATATCTTCTTTTAATCTTTGTTCATATGTGTCATCAAACTGATCGACTATTGAACAACTAAAAAGTAAAAGTACCGATAGGTATCGTAATTGAGGTAACTGTTCCATCTGCTTCCGTAATAGTTAAGGTTAATGTAATACCATCACTTGAATAAACTATGGTATTTCCTTCTAAAGTTATTGTTCCCGATTCAGAAGGAATTTCTCCAAAAAGGTTGTTTACTAGCTGTCTTGATAGCTCTGCATACACTCTGGATTCTAGGTTTCTTAAAAATCTGGCAAGTGTACTGTTTTCTTTTTCTCTTTCTATCTCGTCTTGTAAGGCTTTAATTTCTTCTTTTATAGTTAGCTTTCTTGAAAACTCTTGATTTTCTATAGTGAGATAGTGTGAACTAGTTCCTACTCCATTAAAGCTAGGAGATTTAAACTTGTGTGTAATTTGATCTGCTTGTACATTTAGAGCTAATATAAAAGAAAACATAATGCCAAAAGCAAAAACTAGAAAAGCAAATATTTTTACTTTTACCATTTCTTCCTTATCTTTATCAGTCTTTTCTTTGGTCATCTCTATCCGCCTTTGCTATTCTGTCAGTATTCATAAGTTGTGGTACTCCTAATATAGTTTTTAAAAGAGTGTCTTGTCTAATAATTTCATTATCTACAGACCTTACTCTGTCTATTAAAGCTATTAAAATACCATGTTGTGAGTCTAATTTTTGACCTAGCCTTTCTTCTATCTGAGCTATTTGTGCACTTACTTTTTCATCAAGAACATCTACTTTAGTTTCCATTCCATCTATAATTTTATTTATTAATTTCCAAATAAACAAACCTAGTCCTATAGCTGCTGCTATTGGAAAGCCAACTTCATTAATTAAAGTGACTATGGCATCCATTATCTATAACTTCTTGTTTTTCTAGCAATTTTTTTAGGTTGCTTAGAATGTTGTTTACCTTTTTTAGTATCGGCTCGTTTCTTTCTAGTGGTAGAAGCATACTCAGAACTAGACATAGCTTTAATAGCTTTTTTAGGCAGGTATCTTTCTCCTGTTTTAGAAGATTTTTTTCCTGATTTAGTAGTCCACTCTTGTTTTGTCCAATTTTTTAAAGACCTTTGAGACTTTTTTAAAGGCATTATTTTTTAGCTTTAACTTTAGCTTTAATTGATAAATCTTTAAAGTGAAATAACTTTACACTTGTTTTAGTGTGTGATTTGTTTGTATGTAAAGTACCATTTGCCATCTTGTGAGAACTACCTTTGTGTTCAGTACCATCTCTTTTATAATGTTTAACGCCTTTCATTTATAACCGCCTCCTGCTTTTTTGTATGCTTTAGCTACCATCTGTGCTTTACGAGCTGACCATTGACCAGCATTACCACCTTTGCTTCCAGCTTTGATTCTATTAAATATACTTTTACGCATACCTGGTTTTGTATAGTTTCCTGCAGAATTTACAGTAGACTTCTTTTGTCTGCTCATCCTAAAAATTTAGTTACTACAACACTGGCAACAATAAAAGGATAAACAGCCCAAAGCATCATTTCGAGTTTATCAAAACGCTTTGAGCCATCTTCTAATCTTTTATCAATACTTTTGTATAATGCCTTACATTCTCTTTCGTGAGATTCTATTGCACTTAAAGCATCTTTAACAGTAGCCATTATTCACCTATATTATCTGTAGTAATTCTAGTTGGCTTAATTGCTTTTTTCTTTGACTTTTTTTTAGAAAGAACATTAGCCATTGGTCCACTTGTTGAAGTAACTTTTGTTTTAGTTACTTTCTCTACTTCTTTAGATGGAGGTGTTATAAAATTAATAAATTTTTTCCAAAATGACATATTACTTCTCTTTAGCCTTACCAATATTTATAGCTAACATATCTATAAATTTATATATTTTACCAATCCAAATATCGTCTTTTGGTGTTGATGTTGTTGCTGCTATTAAGCTTGAAACAGTTACTATTAATGTAACCCAAGTTACCATATTTACTAATATATCCATTATTTACCCCCTTCGGATGTTTTGGATTCTTCTTTTTTTAAAACTTCATTTGCTACTTTTTTAGTAGACTCTACTAACAAACTATTAAATACTGACAAACTAGCTTTTACTTGATCTAATTGAAAATTAAGAGTTGCTTGTTTTTTCATTAAATCATTTATTTGTGTTTGACAATATTCTTGTTCAGCATTTAATTCTATTCTTTCTTTTGAATTTTCCATATTAATTAGTTAGCTGCGATGTAATTTGTTCCAGTAGTAACTGCTGCAACGTGTGTAGTCTTTTTACTACCTGCTGCTCCTGCTACGTTTGGAGTATCGTCACTAGCGTCTACTGGTGCGTATAAAAGTATTAAAGATAAATGGTCTACATTTCTTTGTACCACTTCATTAATTTCTGCTTGTGTCATACCATCAACTGCTTTTTCTGCTGAAGCGTCTGTATTAATACTATTAATAAGCGTTACGCTATCTGTTCCACTTGTTAAACATTCTGTTACTGTTTGTGCCATTCTATTCTCCTTTTAGAGTTTTTAGCTCTTGTTGTAATTCGCCTACTTGAGTAGACAGTTCTTGGACTGCTTTAACCATGACTGACATAAGTGCTGCTGGTGCAACTCTTTGTCTACCATCAGATTCATTTTCTTGCCACATCTCAAAGCCTTCTTTTAAACCATGACTATCTATAGTAGCTTTAACTTCTTGAGCTATAAAACCATGATTGTGTTTACCGTTCATAGTTCTTTTTTCAGAACCTTCTTTATAAGTATCAAAATGAGATGGTATATCTTTTTCTTTTTTCCAAAGGAAAGTAACAGGTCTTAAATCGTTTATAAAATCTAACCCTACTTCTTCGTCTTGTACATCTTCTTTTAATCTAATATCTGAAGGAGCTGTAATTGAAGTAGCACCAAATTGTATATTTGAATCTGTGCCTTGATTACCAAAAGTAAAGTTATTATCTCCAACACAAGTTGCAACTACTCCCAGAGCTATTTGATTTGCTCCACTAGCAGCAGAAGGTCTAGCTGTATTTCCTATTAATATATTAGTGTCACCAGTAGTTAAAGTATCTCCACAATCAATCCCTATACAAATATTATTAGCTCCTGTAGTTATATTTTCTGCTGAATCCTGTCCTACAGCAACATTTCCAGAACCTGTTGTAAGGTCTTTCAGAGAATTAAAACCAACTGCTACGTTATTTGCACCTGTAGTTGCTAATCTCATTGCATCACTACCAACTGCTGTATTTCCAACTTTTACTCCATTAGTTAACATGGTTTCATCACCAATAGATACGTTAAAAGAAGAATTACCTGTACAACCTTGACCTGCTGCATATCCTACAGCTGTATTTTGTCCACCTGTAGTAAGTGCTGTTAAGGCATTTTCCCCAAGTGCTGTGTTGTTACTACCTGTGGTATTAGCATCTAATGTTCTATAACCCATGGCTACGTTTGCTGAACCTGTTGTATTAGCATCCATACATTCAGTACCGACTGCCGTATTATTACTTCCACCTGCGTTAGTATCTAAGGCGTTGAATCCAATAGCTACGTTATCTGAAGCTGTGTTGAGTTTCCCTGCATCTTTACCAACGGCTGTATTTCTTGTACCTGAAACTGTTGATGATAAAGAATCATCACCAACAGCTGTATTATTTGCACCTGTTGTACAGTCACCTAAAGAATTACTACCAACTGCTGTATTTTGGTCAGCTGTTGTATTTGAGCTTAGTGCATGTCTACCGACTGCTGTATTTTGGTCACCTGTAGTATTAGCATCTAAAGCTAAAGCTCCGACTGCAACATTTAAAGTACCTGTAGTGTTATCTAATAAAGCATTATGTCCAACAGCTGTATTAGAAGCAGCTGTTGTATTAGCATTAAGAGCATTTTGACCAATAGCAGTATTAGTAGCACCTGTAGTGTTGAGACGTAAAGAACCAAATCCTACAGCAGTATTTCCTTCGGCTGTAGTATTAGTAGTTAAAGCTTCAAAACCAACAGCAGTGTTGGCATCGGCAGTAGTGTTAGCGTCTAATGCTAAAGCACCAACTGCTACGTTTCTATCGCCTGTAGTCATACTTAACCCTGCAAAATAACCCACGGCTGTGTTGTTACTTGCAGTTGTTTGTCTAGCTAAAGCACCTGAACCTACGGCAGTATTGTCATCACCATCGGTTAGTAGAGCTAAAGCTGTGGTTCCTATTGCTACATT